CTACGGCAGTAACTAATTCGGGGTTCCAATAGGTGTACGTTTCGCCTTCGGGGTCGGTACCCGTTGTTTCAATCTTTGCTTTAGCCGTTGCCCATTGGGTGGGCGTGAACTCAAATTTTTGGAATTTCATTGTAATTGTGTGTAAGTTTTTCCTTTGATATGTTTCATATTACCACGAACGTAAGAAGAAACCATAACTGCCGAAATGCCAAGAGAGCGAGCGAGCGCAGCCTTTGATTCAAACAACTCGCCAGTTTCGTTGCATACAATCGGAATATAGTATTTGCTTGGTTTCAGTCCAGTTTCGTGAGCGTGAATGTTGTTTTCTTGCTGAGTACAAAACTCAAGATTTGAAACGTGGTTGTTTTGCTTGTTGCCGTCAATGTGATTGATTTGGCCTTCACCAATTAAAAACGCTTCAGCGACCAAGCGGTGAATCTTATGGGCTTTTACCTTACCATCTTGGCACAAAGACAAACGTGAATAGCCGAGCGAGTCAACTACTTCACGAATTTCTTTAGCCTTCAACGGCTTGGGTGTTCCCCAGCGTGATTTCACAACTCGGTTCAACGCTTTCACACGACCTTCGTTTGAAACTTGATACAAACCTTCGTACCCTTTAATGTCCTTCCATATTTCCATAGCATATTCTTTTTGTAAATATACAAAAGAATTCGTACTATACAAACTGAAGGTACTCATTATGCGGTTAGTTCGGCAAGTTGGGCGTTGGTTAAACGGGTCTTGAATATAAGGGCTTGGTTGATTGACTCCGAAGCCAAAGAGTAAACAGAGGCATTTGTTAAATTAGTATCAACCCTACTCAATGTGGTTCCGCTAAAAGTTGTACCCGTTAAATCAGTTCCGACAAGTGCGCCATTTACATAAAGCACAAAGTCGTTCGTTTTATATCCAAACGCCATTTTATAGCGACCCACTACAACTGGTCCAAAAAAAGTTATGCTCGCCTGTGCAGCACCATTAAAAAGTTCCGCACGGAGTGTCCCATTGGCAAAAATTGTTAACCAAATGTAATTTGCTGTACTTCCATCATTTACACTAATTGGAGTGCCGTAATCAGCAAGTCCATTTATTGTAAAGTCAACAAACAAAGTCCCCTCCGTCTGCCCAATCAAAGAACTAATGCCCGTCTTTGAAGCAGCATCCGCAACCCTTGTAACTGAGGCCGAAAGCGTGGGGATGTACGAAGTGGCGTAGGCTCCGAGTTCCACTTGAACTCCCCATAGTTGGATGGTTGCGGTTGCGTTCATTGGCTCGTTTAATCCTCTACGGATTGCCATCTCAAACACGTTACTTGTTCCAGTTAATGCTTTGGTTAAAGTAAAACGCTGCCATTGATTGGTAATAGTAAACTTATCATAATTTGAACCATCAATACGGACTTGAATTTGAGCAGTTCCGCTTGCGGTTTTAGCATAGAATGAACCCGTATAAGTTGCAGTCGTTCCACCAAAGGTTTGGAACATTGCAGAAATATCGCTTGAAGTAGTTCCTGCGCCAACATCAAAAACGATTGTATCAGCGTTTTGATATCCATCTGGGCTAATTGCGTTGTTAGCAGTTACAACGGGAACAAGCCCTGTGCCGCTTTGGCTTTTGCCCCATCCTGCATTATCAAACTGCTCAGAGAAAGTAACTAAATTAGTCCGCTGCGGCTCCAGCAACAAGCGAGGGCAAGTAGACCCCAAATAATCCAAACGGGGTAAACCGCTAACGGGGCCAACTGATACCGCTGCGGTGGTGGTGGCAATGTAGTCGGTTGCTATGTCGCCCGTTTCGAGCTGCGCTCCCCATACCAACAAGTCTACTGCGGAATTAGAACCATCCCTTGTAATTCCTTGAGCCAAAGAACCACTACTCGCAGTAAATGTAAAAGTAAATCTTTGCCAAGATGTAGTTGCGGTCAAGTCAGAACTTGAGGTGCTACTATTTCCAAAAAGACGAAATGTTTGACTGCTTGCTGTATTGCTTTTAACATAAACTGATATGGTGTAAGGAATCCCAGATGTTAGGGATATCAGTTGCGAAAAGAACCAACCAGAGCCAGTAGATAAAAATCGGTCTGCGGTATTTGTGCCATTTGGACTAACTCCAGCATTTGCCGTAATTGTTACTTCGTTAGTATTATCCCAAGCAGCCTCGTTAAACGCCTCCGACTGCAAAATGTTATTCGTCCGCACCTTTTCAATTAGGCCGTTGCTTGCCACACGGGTGGCGCTTGAGGCACGGGTGAAAGACAAATCTCCGCTCCCGTCCGTTGGGACTGCAGAGTAAACCTTCTGATTCTTGTAGCCAGAGGGAATTAAAACTAGTGATGCGTCTGAGTAGAATGATGACATTTTTTATTGATTTAGCGCAAAGAAAGAATTTGTAAAGCAATCTTCCGCCTCTATAGTTCCGCCGTCGGCAGTCCATCTTTGGAAGATTAGATCGATGTAGTTGACGGTGTTACGAACACCAAGTAGGAATACAGCACGCTCAAAGCAAGACTCCCCCTCCACAGTACCACCATCTGCCGTTACTCGGTTGTAGTAGTCATTGTAGATTAGCTGAGCTGCTCCGCGAAGGAATCCAGCACCAGACGGAGTCAGGCTTACGCTTAAACCGAGACCAATCATTTTTATGCGATGTAGGCAAGCACACGACCAGAGCTAACGCTTACAGCGCTGAAGAGCCCGTAGATGGTAGTACCAGCTAAAAGAGTGATGGCGCTAAGGTTGTCGCCTGAGGTTGATGTTACTGTAACAACAGCATCGCTTAATACCGTTACTGCACGATAAAACTCTCCGCTGACGGGAGAGAATCCAGATGCAATGTTTCGGAAACCATTCTGACCAAATGCTTGAAGTTGGTAGTTTACTGGGTTGGTAATGTTTGAATAGCTCACAATGGTAAAGGTTAAAGGTTAAAAAGCAACGCTAATGCCCTACAAAGATAGTTATTGATTCAATATGATATCCACAATATCCTCCTGACCCTCTAGGTCCTGCTTCTGCAACTCTGCACGGTCTCCCTTGCGCTGGGCAATCAGTTTGCTTTGTGCAACTGCTTGCTCCTTAATGCGGTTGTCCTTACGGTCCTCAGCCTCTTGATTACCACTCTGGCGTACACCAGATTCAATCTGCTGCTCTTTGATTCCGTAGTCTCCTTGCAGTTGAGCCAACTGCATCTTAAGTCCGTACTCCACCTGCAGCAGCTGAGCCTTAGCCTCAGCCTCTAGCTGAATCTTCTGAGCATCCAGTTGGGCCTTCATCTGGTCCTCCTGCATCTTGGCTTGGCTTGTCACCTGAGCGACCTGTGCGTTGGCCTGAGCTTGGAACTGAGAGTTCTGCTGGGCCATCTCCTGACGAGCCTTCATACGCTTCTTACGGCGTACAATAAGCAGCCTCTCGGCTTGGTCGATGTCCCTGAGCTGACGGATAGCAATAGCATCCTCGATGTCAAGCTCACCCTGGGCAATAGACGCCTGGATGTTTTGCTCGAGGTACATACGGTCAATCTCGTTCATATCAGCGACAACCCTAACGCCGAAGTTGTACATAGGAAGATTAGAGAAGCTAGATAACACTGCCATATTCTCCCTGCCAATAGCCGTCTCGTAGGCCTTATACAGGATAGACTTCGGAGGAAGTATCTGAAGACACTTCACAACGTCCTCACAGATCCTGCGGTACAGCACAATCGCTGCATTGCTAATATCCCCAAGAGCATTGTTGCCTGCCGCCAGTTGCTGCTGGCGTACGCCAACAAGCTGGTCTCCCTTAGGGCTAGTCCCATCCATAACCTCGTTGATGCCCGTAGCATCACGAATCATACGCAGCGCGTGGTTGTAGATGGTGATGAGCTCGTTGATGTTCCTAATGCCGTTCTCAAGGGGACGGATCGGTGGGTTTTGGAAGCTGCCGTCAGGATTCTTACTGCGGTAGTAGAAGATACCCGTCTGCTCGTAGATGTCTTGAAGGTCCAGAGGCTGTAGCTCTCCGCCACGTCCTAGCTGTACGTTCTCAAGTCCCTCGATGTCGATGATCAATCCATCAGGCTTGGCCTTGGCGATAGACTGCTGGAGCTTTAGGTGGGTGATCTGCAGCTGGTCGGCAAAGCCGATGATGCCGCTAACCATAGACTTAGGGATAGACTTGCGGATGTTGGTGGCCACAATGCTGTAGCTCATCCGGGTGCGGGTGAGGTCGTGAACATTTTTAGGAATGTTCTTCTTCAACCCGTAGTCGTAGATGTAGTCAGTCCCTAGGATGTAATTACCACCATAAAGC